GATTGCAAAAGCGAGAGCAATTGTCTCGTTAGTGTATCTTGCTGTGAAAGTTTCTTGCGCTTGGTCAAAAGCAACTCCAGATCCTTCTGGTTTTACTAATGCGTTAGCGAAACCTGACAACATAACTTCTTCTTCAAAAGCTCTGTCAGATGACTCAGTCGTATAAATCTCCGCCGACTGATTTTCGTATTGTTTGTACTCCAGGCCAAATAAAGCATTTAAACCTGGCTCTAGTTCTTTAACTAGTTGATTACGTGATATTGCCATAATTTATTCTCCTTATATGCCTGCGCTATTGTTTCCGAGCATGTTTTCATTAATCATAACTCTCCATACGCTACCTGCGACGGATACGTCCTGATTTAATGGATCTCGGGTAAGACCTAGTATCTTAATCTGATCAGCTCCCACTCCTGTTGCACCGATTGAGTTACCCGAAATATAATTTGGGGCTCCTGAACCAGTACCAACTACGATGGGCGAACACTTTCCTACCGAACCGGGGTTCGTGAAAGTTGTGATCGAAGTTCTCATCTCAAACATCATTTGAGGATTGTCATTGACAAGAACAACATGATCGCTCGCCACCACGCTGGGGGCATAATTAGACCAAGTAGGCTTACTAGTTGTAGGGGCAGTGTAAAAACTACCGTTAAGTGAACCAATATTGTTAGGTGTTGCAACAGTAGAGGATAATACATATCCACTATTTTGTAACTGAACTAACTCATGATGGTTGATTGCTGCCGAACCGGAAGCTTTCTTCCATTCACCTAAACCGGCGTTGTGTGTACCCTGACCTACATTTCTCAACGGTCTTAATCCAAAGGCCGTTGATGATTGATTAGCCATAGCTTATCTCCTTATGTAGACTACTATCCGCAGTCTACGGTTTATAAAATTTCGTTGGTTGAATGTTAAAAAATTAACGTTTTCTACCACCGAAGGTTGTACGAGACTGTCGATCTATATCGATCGGCATACTCTTGTGCTGCTCCTTCATTAAATCGTTGTCTACTGCCTCAATCTGATCAGTGGCTAATTTAGCCATGTAATCCGATCTTGCTCGTGCGATTTCTTCTGGTACCCTAGTCAGCACTAGGCCTCCGTGCCCGATCACCCCTGCATATTTGCCGTCTTGGATTGCTGGATAGTCGGCTTCTGGATATTCATCGGCTCTTACTAATTCATACCCGGATCTTAAGCGTCCTTGTACGTTTTTCGTGTCGACATATCCTAGAATCTCTACCCTGACCCATCTGTGTCTGAATCCTGATGGCGCGTTGGGCGTATCTAAGTACGATGGTGGAGTCCAAACTACTTTACGCTTTTCTTTTGCTCTTGTTTGGCTCGCACGGGAAGTTTTCTTTTCTTGTGTCATATGCTTATTCTCCCTCCGTGAGTTTTAGTTGTCTTGCATACTCTTCTAGTGGCACACGCAATTTTTTAGCGATTGCTACTTGTGAAGGTGTGAGTTTCACACTTTTGCGATTAGTTCTTGTACTACGTGTTGCAGAAGCAACGTTTTGTACAGGCTTATTAATCGTTTTTTCTACAGTATTACCAAATTTCTGGGGGAATTCAAGTCTTATTCTCTTATCAATCTCTTGATAATAAGAATCTGACTTAGGATCATACCCTTCTTCTTCGGTTAACTTCCTATGTAGATCAAAAGCTGTGTAGGTCATGGCATTATCTTTACCAAACCATTCATTTTTTTCCGCCCAATCCTCTGCTTTGGGATCTGGTGGCGGCGTTTGTCGAGTAGGATATTGAGCTGCAGGTCCTTGTTTTCTTGTAGTTTCTTGAGCAGTCTCTTCCATTTTCTGTCTGCTTTTGATTTCTGCAAGTTTCCCTTGTTCATACCCTAGTTGTGAGATAGCCGTTAAAGCTTCCACTTCAGCTTTTTTATCGTCTGCTTCTCTTGAAGCACCGAGTTTAGCTTGAGCAGCTGCTAAAGATGATTTGATTCTATTTTCCATTTCATTGGCATAATCTCTATCCAAAGTTGTGGCTGTTTGAGTCAATTCGTCTCGTTCTCTCATTACACGTTTAGCATAAGTAACAGCTTCGTCCTTCTGTCTTTCTGCTTCACGCATTTTTCTAGTAAGTTTAGCGATACGTTTTTTAACGCCTTCACTATACTCTTCCATTTCTTTCTTTTGTTCTACCTGTTTAGGTTCTTCTTTTACTTCTTCCTGCTTAACTTGTTCTTTGTCGTCCTTGCTATCTCGAACATCCACTGACTCATCCAATTTCTCAGGTGTGTCAACGGGCTTATCACTGTCTTGAGTAGTTTTTTCATCTTTTACTTCTCCTCCTTCTGCTTTTTTCTCTATATCAATTTCGGTTGCTTTTTCGTCAGCATCCCCGACATCAATTAGATTATCTTGTTTTACGTCTTCTTCTGGCATAGTTCCTCCCTATGTTAAATTTCGTGGAATATATCTTCAGGGTCCTCCACGGTCGCTAGAACTTCATCATCATTGAGAAGCCTAACTTCACCCCCATCTATTTTAATTCTAGATCCGGCATATCTAGCAAAAATAACCCAACTTCCTTTTTTACACCAAGGTCCCTCGGGGTATCTTTCTTTATCTCTATAACAATCCGGTCCTAATGCTAGAACTAATCCGCAAGTCGATGCTACTTGGGCTCGCTCTACAACATCATCGGTTATAATTATTCCCCCTTTAGTTCGCTCTTTCATTTTGAAAGGTAGAACTAAAATTCTCCAACCGGTAGGTAAGGGCAATTTAGCGTGTTCGGATGTTAGATCTTTTTCTACTTTTTTAGGTTCTTTATCGTATTTTTCTTGAAGTGCCTCTTTATGCTTTGGGACTTCCTTTTGGTTTGATACTGATAACTGTTCCGTCATTCTCTTTTTGCTCCTTTTTGTTTAGCAGGCTGGATATTTCCTGACTCATATACTGATACGTTCGTAACTGTCCTAACATATACTGATATTTCTCCATATTGTCAACACCACCGGAAACCATGGCTGCTACAACATCGTCGTGTCTCATCTTAATAATTCGTCTGACCTTGTCTATGAATACTAAGTCTTCCATTATTTTTTTCTCCTTTTTGTTTTCTTCTTCTTTTTGACAGGCTTACTTCCGTAAGCTTTTGTCCATTCGCGAGCAATCTTTGGCTCGTTCTTCCATAAGTATCGTCTTTGCTTTTCGGATTTAAAAGGCATTAGATTTCTCCTTTAGGAATCTCATAATCTTTTAATACTTGTATTTTTTCTTCTGCAGATGCAATTTTATGTAATTGACAATCTAATTCTTTTTGATGATTAAGATGTTCACTTACCCCTACAGAATTTTCTAATAACAATTTAATCGTAGCATCCGCTGCTGCGATCTCTGCTTCATACTGCTTCTGTAATGCGTCTATTAAGACTGCTCTCATTAAGCTGATTTTCTTTCTCTCGCCATTTTCTTAAATGTTTTAGCTAATGCTTTAGCTCTTCCTGTACATCCTGGTTTTGTTATCGGAGTACACTTTCCTTTTGTTCCTCTTTTTTTGATTGAAGCGGTTGCTTTTTGAATCCATCCACCTTTAGCCGCATAAACCCTTTTTCTAGTATTCATAGGGAAGGCTGCTGTGGAATCGTAAAATGTAGGCATTATTTTTTAAGCTCTCTTACTATTCTTTTTTTCTCTGCTCTAAGATTTCTTTTACCTTTTTTCTTATAAGCTTTTTCCGCATCAACACGACCCAGTTCTTCGAGTCTGTTCATACGTCTTGTGTTACGAGCTTTACCCCCTCTTTTAAGAGCTTGACCCATTCCACGTTTAGCAATTCCACCACCACGTAAGCCTTGTCGAACCGCTCCGCTTCCTCGTAGTTGAATTCCTATTTTACTCATTTATTTATTTTGCCAGCTTTACGTTTGCCCCATTTACCATAGGACTCGTCTCGTCTAGCTTTGAAAGATTGTTTCTTGCCAGATTCTTTTCCACGTCTAGCACTGATAGATTCATCTTCTCTATCTTTGTAACCTTGTTTTTTAGCTTTGCCACCTTTCTTCATACCACTTGCGTATGGAAATCTAACATTGCTTCTTACACCGTTTTGTCTCATAATTATTTTCCTTTTAATGCTCTACCGAAACCACGTTTTGCAATTCCTACTCCACGTTTTACACTACCACCTTTACTAAATCTCATCTTCATAGGATGAGCTGATCCTACATGTGAATAATCAGGAGTATCCACTACTGGCGCAATATAGTTAGACACATTTGCTCTTTTATCTTGTGCAGCTATTGCTTCTGCAGCACTACCTGCTCCATGCATTTTTCCAATTGGAGGTGTACGTAATACAGATGGTTCGACTTTTTTAGTAATGTAACCTGATGTTTCTGGTAACATATCAGAACCTTTATCAGCTTCTGCTACGTCAATTCCTTCGTCAATGGCTTTGTTTCGTTTAGATCTAGCAGCTGCTAAACCTAGGCCACCTAATAAAGCGGCTGCCAAGAGTTTTTTTAATTTTCTTTTCTTCTTCTTTGCCATAATATTTTCCTTAATTGATTGTTAATATAACTTCCTTCTAAATGCAAGTCTATTTCTTCCCTCCATTACGGAATATCTGAGTTCCCTTAATTCCAAAAACGCTCGCTACGACCAAAATCCACAAATTTGTAAACCATTTTGGCAGATTCGAGAAATACTCGAAAAAGATCTCTATCTTCTCCATAGCCGCCGGATCCTCTGTCCACACCGACCAGGCGAGCACAATTATCGGGAGTGTTAAAATCGCAAGAACGATTTCGTCCTTGTAATCGTTTTGCCGGGCTTCTAAAAGTTTGCCCTGGTAAGATTCCTCACCGGAGGCCATACGCTGTGCATGCATAAGCTGTGCATCAGACATAGCCATTTTCGTCTTCTGACGATTAGCATATATCTTACTTCCAGCTTGTAATGCTATTTTTGCAAGACCAAACCAGGCCATATTACCACCAGCTTACTTCAGATCTTTTAGAAGCGAGCATTCCTTTTTGACCTTTAACTTTATTTTTAGTTGGTTGGCCTAAAGGGGCTTTGAATGTAATACCGCCTTTTTGATACCCATCTTTACCCACTCCTAGTACTTTACCACTTGTGTGTAATGTTTTCTCACTTGGTTGTTTTCCCATGTTTTTCTCCTTATTGTTTTGTATCCTATCTTCTCGGACCTTTCAAGATCTTAACATCTCTTTGTTTCATTCGATCTTGTCTTAATTTAACCTCATTAGCCATTTGTTGTTTAGCAATAGAAGTATCAGCTCTTAATTCAGCTAGGTCTTCATTCTGTTCTAATTTTTCATCAAACTGTTGTTGACCCATTAATTGTTTAGATCTATCTAAATTAATCTTCTCTTGGTCCTGTTCTCTCTTAACTGAGTCATCCATTGCTCTTAAATCTAATTCTCTTGCTTTAAGCTTAGCAATAGGGTCGTTTCCGAACTGACCCATGATTTTTAACTCTTCATCTTTAAATTCTTGCATCATTTCAGCAATTAAAGCCGCTTTTCTAGCTTCAACTTGCATTGAAATTTGCATTAATTGTTGTTGAACTTGAGGATTTTGCTGCATTTGAGGATTTTGCTGCATCGCCTGTTGCATTTGCTGTAATTGCATCATTTCTTCTCTAAATTCTACTTCAATCTGCTCTTGAGCCATCATAGAGATGTGTTCGAAGCAGTTTTTTTCTAAAGCACCTAAAATCATCGGATTATTTCTCGCTAAATTCGAAGACATGAAATTTAAATGCGAAGTAATGTGTGCTTGGTGATTCTGACCTTTAAAAGCTTGGAACGGTTTGTTAGATAAAGCCATAATATTCTCTACCGCTGGATCGAGTGGACTCGGTTGAGGTGGAGGAGGTAAAATTTTATCAATTTCCTTCACTCCAATCGCAGTGTACATAGCATAAAACGCTTCGTACAAATTATGAAGCTGTGGATTAGCCATCGCAAGCTGTAATTCTGTTTGTGCCATAGAAATTCTTTGAGATTGAGAAAAAATATTTGGATCAGCAACCGGAACGATATCAACTTTATCATCAAAATCGGCAACTTTTACATTTCTTTGACCACCAACAACATCGTAAGGATATTCTGGAGGTAAATAAGTTTTAAATACACCCGCTAGCAAATTAAATTCTTGCTTAAGCGCCACAAAGAGTCGTTTGTGGATCGCTGACATGACCCTGGAACCACGTTCTAAGAGGGCGATGGTTGTCCCAACAGCGGCCTGCTGGTTGCCGTCTCCAACCTGCATATCAGCGATGGCGGCAAATCTTTGTCCTGCTTGGACAACAATTCCCATCAATGACAATAATGTCTGTGATGGTTCTTTGAAAGGTAGAGTCATAAAAGCATCCTTGATGTTTCCACCAGGTGCATCGACATCTCTAAATTCGCCGGGCTGTATTGCTTGGGCCTCGTCTCTTACACGTATTCCTCTTTGTTTAAATCCTGCAGGGAGGTTACTTAACGTACCTGCATCTAATAATTGACGTAGAGCAGTGGTTGCTGTTCTTGATAAACCGCCAATCATGTGAATTAATCCAAAACCATAAAAGCCCATGCCAGGTAAAAATCTGAAATGAACAAAATATTGTATTTTATTTTTTAATGGATCTTCTGCTTTGTAGTTTCTTCTAATGGCTAAAACTTTTCTAGAATTTTCTTCTATC